CATTTTTACCGTCTAAAGTTACCATCCTACGGTCTCACCTCACTAAATTCATGTAATCGCCCATAACGTTCCAAGTAGCTCGTAAGTTCATCACCTAGCGAAATCTTGTTTGCATCGAACAAGCTCGACACGAAGTAGGCCATATCGCGCAAGTCCTGCCGACGGACGGAGGTATGAACGATATATGGAATGTTCTCTGTGATGTTGTTAAGCGCAAAGAGCCTCGCTACGCCCTGGCGGTTGATAACCGTCGCGATGTAATCTGCCCAGCTTTCCAGGCTCATGTAGAAGATGTCGACCAATTCCTTCGCCAGGGCATACGACCCTGTCCGTTCCATGCCGAGCATAATGAATTGTGCGAGGACAGTCATTGCAATCTCCTTCGAGTAACGGTTGATTATTTCGTTTACGTCAAAAGCTCTTTGCCCTGGCGAGGGGACGAGTCGAAAGCCCCACCCTGGAGGTAACAACAGCCCAGCTTGCTCATCCTGACGGATGTTGGTAAGGATATTCTTCGCCCAGTTTAGGGCCTCGTTTGTCTCTGTGCTGCTGTCATCCATCTTAAACCCCTCCGGTGGGGTGAGCTCAGGCATTCCAACGAGGTCTCGTTCAGCACCAACAGCCTCAATTTCTTCAAGATTCTTCTTGTAGTACCAGGGTCGGTATGCGCCACGCAGAATTGAGTATCCCTCCGGGTTCCCTGACTTGTGTTCTGTCACAAAATGCAAACACTTCGTGAATGGAATGAAAACTTTCTCCACTCCGTGGTGAGTACTCTGCCACATACCCGTAGTCTCGTTATGCTCGCCTACTTCCCACCCGTAAAGTGAGCTTTGCGAGCGGTGAGCTATCTTTTTCCACCACAACTTTCCATCCCGAAGGGTGTAAACCTGCTCAAAAAGCGCCCAACCGTAGGTGAACATACTATAAACGTCCGACATAAAGTCCCCCCAACTATGTTCCATCGAGCGCATATTCTCCTTCAGAAACGCAGTGTTAGCATCCTCCGTGTCGGCATCCGCTTGAGAAGATTTGACTGACCACCTAACCTCCCGCAAAACTTGCTTGATTGCGTGCAAAACTGCGGTCACAATTGGGTCATTATCCGCCATTTCTTGGTAGATTTTGATCCCATTTGTGCCTTGAAGAGCAGATAAAAACTCATCTCGTGGCAGTTGAGGCACTCCCTGAGACCATTTTGTGCCGGAACTGCCTATTTCTGACGTAAAAATGCGATTGCTAGCCATGTAATCCACTCCATCTGTTGCGAGCTGGCCCTCGATTCATCTGTGCCCACAGCGAACCCCCGGATTTAACCAACTCGTTGTTAATTCGCGTGATTGCGGAGACGAAGGAGAATACAGGCGGGGCTTCGCCCAAGCAATAGTCCGGATTCAGAAACGCCATATACATCGCATCGGCATAGTCCGGTGAGCGCATAGCCCGCTGTAGCATCTTTTCCTTCGATTCAATCTTGATCTTCCCTGAAGGGGTGCGTTCCGAACGGATCGACCCCAGTTCTGCCAGGACACGATCTGGCCACACTTCGCAATGGATTTTAGGTGACATATCTCGAAGTTCCCAGTATCCCTGCGCACGGAGGTTGAGGTAAATGTCGGAAGATTTGGCATTATCTGGGTCTTCTGGCCTGTCAAACGAGGAGGCGTTGCCGATTACAGGCAGAACCATTGATCCGTAGATCAATCTCAATCCGTCAAAAACCCCAGCGCCCAGGCCGACGGGGTCAACCTTAACATATGTAGGATTAAATTCCTGAATTGCCTCCACCGCCCACTGAATTATCTCCGTAGTGTCCGTCACCCGACTTTGCTTTATGCGCTCGTCCCACTTGAGCACATTAAGTCCTTGCCGGACGCACATAACCGCTGCTGCTCCGCTTCGACCTACATCAAGCCCAATCTCGACGGGGAAAGCTGTGCAGTCCAGTTTGCTATTATTAACCATTGTCTCAATATAATCCGGTGGGAAGAGGTTGTCCTCATCGGCGTCGGGGAATTCGCCCAGGACTTTAATCTTAAATATCGGATGCCCCCGACCGTAGCGAGCTTCCATCATGTCGACGTAGGATTGCGTAACACGGGGAGAGTCTTCTGAGGAGATATGAAATTTGCGGAAATACTTAGCGAGCTTGGGATTGTTGAAGATGTCGTAGAAAAATCCACTTCGACGGGTGGGGTTACCCGCTATAAGGCAGTACACACCCTCAGTAGTGAGCGCACCTTCAACTGCTGCATAAACTTGGTCTGGCACACCCGATCCTTCGTCGATGATGAAGAGCAAATTCTTAACGTCGTGGAATCCTTGCAAACCTTCCGACACGTCTGACCCCGGTTTCGTCTGAGCCGTCCTTGCGACTGCGAACCACGACGGCTCGTGCCCCCGCACACCCAACCGTGTCTGCGTCCAGGTGAAGAACTTTCGTTGGATCGAGCTTCGATCAATCCACTTGAAATGTTCTGACCAAAGGATGTCGTAAAGTTGGTGCTGCGAGGGGGCTGTGGTAGGAACTTTAGCTTGGTAGTGGGTGAATAAAAACCATCGAGTAGCTGCGGAGAGGATAAAGCTCTTCCCCACCCCGGAGCCGGAGCGAATAGCAACGAAGTGATCATCGCGCAAGGCGTTGAGCACATCTTCTTGCCAGAGATCAAGCTCAGCTTCGTCTACATCATGGACAAAACCAACAGGATCATTCCGATATTGCCAGATTGCTTCGACTGCCGACTGGTTTGGGTCCATTACGCTCCTTATTATACCGCTCTTCCGCAAGGCGGATCAAGTCCGCAATATCGTATATTTCCGTCTGCTGCTTCTCCACCGCTTTATACCCGCTTCGATCCAAGATGTCCCAAGCTGACCTGATCCGGAGGGTGGGGCTGATAGCATCTGCACCGACTGTTCCATTCTCCACCGCATCGCTACACAATTGTGCAGCCTTCCCTGCCGCATCTTGTATAATCTTCAATGCGTCGAGACGTGCCTCGGAGTCCGTCAATCGCGCCAGGGCACGTTCCTCAACTTCGTGAAGCTCTGACAGGAACTTAGGATCTTGCATCCAATTCGACACGGTTTGGGGAGAAATGCCCATCTCCTCCGCGACTTCGATGTTGTTTTCCCCAGCAACGAGCCTACGTATCGCTTCCCGATGTCGTGGTGTTAGCTTTTTCACCGTTAATCCTATCCTTCCTTTGCCCCAGGGCAGTGAGCTCCTCCAAGCGAGCACCTTGCTTCACGTCGCCTCGACGAAGTTGCTCGATTAAAAGCTCAAGTTCACATTTTTCCCTGGGGTTTTTCATTTCAGCCACATTAATCAGTTGAATGCATCTCCGCGAGGAGCTGATTCTTCTTCGCTTGCTCCGCTGCGATCATCTCCTTAATCTCCTCCAGCGTCTTACCCTCCAGGTTCTTCAGGGCCATCCCAACCAGGTTGTTAATCATCAGTGAAATGTACAAAATCACTTCCGGGGTTACTGTAATTACCATAATAAACCTCCTGATCTTCTGAGTTCTGTGGTGGAGCAGGGATAATGCCTGCCCCTTGACAAACTCTACAAGTGTACGGGCCTGCGTTCGAGCTCACCCACTCGTCCACATCTCCAGCCACCCATGGGGGCTTGGAGACAATCCCCTGACCTTTGCACAGGGGACATAGGTGATACACCAGCATTACTTCACCTCCACAACATTATACTTCATGAGCAAGGCCAACATCTGCGTGAACAGCCGGTTGTAATCGGCTTTTGCCACTGCATCATCCAGCCCTTGTGCCAGCACAAGACCCCAGGCGTCCAGAGCATTGCTCGCCTGATCTATCGTCGGCTCGATCTTCACCTTCCACTCAGCCTGAACCTCAGGAGGCATTATCATCCTGGTGTCCAGGTACGTTCGGAGGTTGCTGTTGAAGACCTCCAAGCTCTTCTGGTAGACGGCGAACGGCTTGACCCCCGGGGGGAGGTTGCTGATTCCTGCGCAGCCCACCAGCAGGAGAATTGCTAAAATTGCTAACAGTGATTTCCTTCTCATAATCTACTCCCTCGGTTTAGCTGCTGGTCGATAAATGCCTTCATACAGCCCTACGGCTGCTGCTCCAGCCATTCCTCCAATCAGGATGTAGTCAATAACCGTCTTGACCGTGTGCACCTCCTGACCGTAGACCATTGCGACCAGACCTATCAGGATACCAACGGCTATCGACACCAGAGCCTTCCAACGGTCGGGAATAGCCGGGGCTACCTTGTAGATCACTCCCATTACCACAGACAGGATCACTGGCAATGAGTACGCTCCTATACTAATCTCTGCTTCCAT